GAAAGCGTGGGTCTGCTTTCCGATCTGGTCGTACTTCTGCTTGACTTGATCGAGGTTTTCCCACAGCGCCATCACGGCCTTGCCGGTGCGGGCACCACCGAAAACGCGGGAAATGATCGCGCCACTGGCGTCCGCGCTGATGCCGTTGGCCTGCAGCTGGTGCTTGAGGTCTGTGAGGGCGACGTACAGCCCGTCAGGCTGCTTGAGGTCGTGCGCGAGCCGGGTCTGCGTGACGTGCGCCTTCGCCAGCGCCTCGCTCATGGCCTTGCTCGAGGTCGCGATGTCGCCGGCCGAAACACCGACCGCCGTGAGCACCTTCGCAGCAATCGAGGACGGCGCGGCCATCATCGTGATGCCCATGCTCAGCCGGGTGCTGGCAGTGTTCGCCTTCTCACCACGGTCGGTGAGGAACGCCAGCCCGGCACCCATCGACTGCATGTCCACGCCGAAGGTTTGGGCGGTGGACATGATGCCGGTCTGGATGGCTTTGTTGAGGTCCTGCATCCGCATGTCACCGGAGCCGACCAAGGCGTTGAGCATGCCCATCGCCTTCGCGGCACCAGTAACGCCGTCCAGCGAATAGGTTTTCATCGTGGACGTGAGGGCGTAGGTGGTGTCGTCCAGGTTCGCCCCGGAAATGCGCGCAGCCTTGGCAGCCTCGGTGAGAATGCCCATCGCTTGCGCGCCGCGATAACCGACGCTCTCGACGTGGTATAGCGCGTCGGCTAGGGGCACCGGCCCTTCGCCTACGGCCGGTGCCAGGGCCAGCACCTGTTTACTCAGCCTGGCGACTTCATCGGTGCTTGCGCCCGCCTGCGTGTGGACGCGCATCATCGCGGCTTCAAACTCGTTGGAGAGCTTGACCGCGCCGACGATTGCGCCGCCCAGCGCGACCGGGCCGAGAACGGCCGCCATACTCGTCAGGCGCGAGACGAGCGAGGTGGCGTAGTTGTGGACCCGGCCGAAGCCCAGGCCCAGGCTGTCGTATTCCTTACGGGCGACCGCGGCCTTCGCACCGGATTCCTCAACGGTGGTCGAAAGGCCCCTGATCTGCGCCTTGGCTTCCGAAATCGGCTTAGTGAGCTCGTTGGCGGCGTAGATGCGGATGACAACTTCGTCCTCCGCTGTCACCGCCCGTCACCTCCCGGCCATTACCAAGCGTGACGACAGGTCACACAGAGTCAGCCTGACTGATCGCGCAGGCGCGCAGGTGGAGGGCTGACGGTGCGGTGTGTCGGCTAGCCGCCTTCTTCGGCCTTCCGGCGCGCTTCCTCACGCTCCTGGTCAGCCTGGATCACCCGCACTGCTGCGACCCGCGTGTGCCACTCCCAGCGGCTGCTGCGCAGCACCAGCACCGGGTCTATGCCGAAGGCATAACCGATGCGCGCAGCCGTAATGACCCGCGCATCGGCCTGCAGTCGCTCTAGGCGACCTCGGTAGGGTCCGAGTCGTCGTCGCCGCCGGACCAACCGGACACTTCCTGCAGCCGGTTGCCGTGGTTGAGCACGTCCGCGTCCCAGCCGTACGCCATGACGGCCGCCTCGCTGGCCTTGCGGATCGGGTCTTTGCCCTGCGCCTGCGCGGCGCGGCTCATCGTCTCGATGAACAGCGGCGACGTGAAGGTGACAGGCTCGCCCTCGTGCATCCAGGCGTGGCCGTTGCGCAGGATGCCGGTGTTGTGGGTGGCCAGCAGGATGGAGCTGGCGACCAGGCCGTTGATGTCGATGTCGCCGGGCTTCCGGTTCGGCTTCCGGCGCGCACGGTCGGCGGCCTTGGTGGCGCGCTCGATTTCGTCGTAGTCCTCGATGTGCCGGTAACGGGCGTGCCAGCCAGGCCGGTGCGGTAGGCCCCACAGCACTTCGGTGACGGCGACGGGCGCGGCGAGGTCCGCGACCATTTCATCGAACACGAGACCGTCCGCGGACGCGACCGGGATAACCGGCTCGACCGGCAGCGCGCTCGCCGGCAGGTCAGCGCGCTCGGGCTGGCGTGCGGCGGGGGACGGGAACGTCGGTTCGGTCACGATGCCTCCTGGTAAGCGGAACGGCACTCACTGTAACCGGCGACTACGTACGGTGACGCAAGCGACACGCTTACGCCCGCACCTGCACCGGGGAAGCGGAGCAGGTACGGGCGTGGCGTCGAGCTGCTACTTGCCCTTGGGCTTGTCGATCGTCGGGTACTTCGCTTTGACCCGCCGAGCGATCTGCGCTTGCTGCGAGGGCGTCGCGTTCTGCGCGGCCCGTGCCAATGCGTCGCGGGCACGGCCAGGCGTGTCGATCGGGTACTGCTTGGTCGCCGGCAGACCGAAGTCGCTGGCAGGCATCTGCTGCCGCTGCGCCTTCGTCGGCGTCTTGCTCGGGCTCACCGGGGGAGTGGCCTTCTTAGCGGCCATCTTGCCCGGTGCGGCCTTCGCAGCCTTGCCGCCTGCCATAGCCGCTCGTCTTGCCTGCGGCATATCAGGCGGCCTTCTTCACCGCGAAGGTCAGGCCCCACCGCATTTCCTTACCGGACGACGAGTCGTAGTCCGGTGGGGTGAGGGTGGTGAGCAGCGCGTTGGCGTACACCGTGGGCTGCCCGATCGGCGTCAAGTCCTCATCCGTCTCCTGGACGGTGACGGTGGTACGCCAGCGGCCAACCTTGGCCCGCAGCTGCCGCACATACTCCTGGTGCAGCTCCGGGTCATACGGCCGGTCGATTGCCACGTCCGCAGTGGTTGCCGGCGAAGCGACCTTCTCCGGGTACAGGTCACCACCGTTGTAGACATCCGTGGTGGCTGCCGTGACGGTGCCACCCTTGTATGTCGCCCACTGGCCGGGGATGCCAACGACCGTGACGAGTGACTGCCTCTGTGCCGCAGTGGACACGTCTCAACTCCTTAGACGCTGGCCGTCAGCGCGGCCTTGACGATGGTGAGGTTGATGACGGTGGCCGTGGGCGACGGGCGCAGGCCCAGCACCGCGTTCAACTCCTGCGCCTGCAGCGACGCGGTGGTGTTGATCGTGGTGCCGGTGTCCACGCTGTAGCCGGGGTCCGTCTCGTTGCCGTTGGCGTCGAACTGCGGGAACACCGCGCCCAGCTGGGCCAGGGGCTCCACGACGCCGACGAGAGCGCCCTGCATTTCCTTGAGGCGCTGACCACCCGCGTCCACGTTGCGGAACACGAAGTTTTCGAGCGCCGCGTCCGCGGCGACCTGCGTGAAGTTGAGCAGGTCGCGGTAGGACAGCAACGGGTAGTCCGCTGCGTCCTTCGACTGGCAGAGGCAGCGCCAGCCGTACAGCTCCACCTTGCGGGCGATGATGCGGATCGCGGACACCTGGTTGGCGTCGAGGTCGTCTCCGGTCGCCTGGTCCACCTTGTAGTCCACGCCCGTGACGTACTTCGCGGCAGCGAACACACCGGCCGGGGGCTGGTTGGGGTGACCGTTCTGCTGCAACGCCATCGCACGCTTCGCGGCGCAGTAGCCCTCCGGGCCGATGGTGCGGATGCCGCCCGCATCGTCCGGCACCTGGACGGCTGGGAACACCAGGCCCAGGTATTCACCGCCAGGACCGGCCGGGATGAGCCCAGCGGCAGCGGTCTTGGCGTCGGCCGGGGCGGACCCGGCCGGGACGCTGACCAGGCCGATGCGGCTGTAGGTCTGGCAGTGCGCGAGGATGCCTGCGCCGACCGCTGCAGCTGGCTGCGTCGGGATCGCGACAATGCCGCTGCCCCATTCGTTGTCGAACAGGGCGAGCGCAGCAACGTAGTCGGCGGCAGCAACGGTGCCGCGCTTGTCGTCGCCGGCCGTAAGAGCAGTGGCGGCGAGTACGGCCGGGTTGTTCGCCGGGGCAACGCTCGCGCTGCTCTTGTCCACACCCACGACGTACTTACTGGACTTGAGCCGGGTCACCGCGTCAGCCGGGTTGGCGATGTTGGTGAACGACTCGACCTGCACGCCGTCCTGGAGAATGATGAGCGTGAAGGTGTTGGTGACAGTCCCGTCTGTGACCTGCACGGACAGCCGGGAGCTGTATGGGCCGACGTACAGCGCGTCGATTTCCAGCGTCGGGGCCGGGGCCGCGTTGCGGTCCTGCAAGACCAGCTTGCCGATGGTTGCGCCTGCGCCGACGACACGGCCGACGACAGCCTCGATGCCGCCTTCCTCGAAGTGGCAGCGCAGGTCGTCGTACGCGGTGCAGTACGCCTGGCGGTCACCGAAGGTGGCGACGTAATCCGCCATCGAGTGGATGGTCACGCCCTTGTCGATCGGGCCGCGCTCAGTGATGCCGGTGACGAAGTAGGAGGTGCCAGAAACGGCGGCCTTCGGGCCGGGACCGCTGGCAATGGTCGTTTTGGTCTTGACGCCGGGCACGGGTCAGGCTCCCTTGGTCGTCTCGGCGCTGGCGTCGCCGCTCGCGGCGTCGTCGGCAGGGGCGGGGGTGACGCTCTTGCGCTGAGTGCGCGGGGCGCTGGCAGCGTTGGCGGCGCGGGTGGCCTCGAACGCCGCGACGGCTTCTGGCAGGAGCCCGGACAGGTCGCCGCCCGGATCCTCGACCACACCGAGAGAGCCGGTGTCGAAGGCCAGCTGTACGGCCGGGTCGTTCTCGCGGGCAGTCCCGTACTCGCCGCCGCCGAGCGTGTGGCCCTCGGCATCGAGCAGGGCTGGCCGGTCGCTGCGGTTATACACCGTCACGAACTGGTCACTCACAGTCACCATCTTGTGCCGCACACATGCCGCAAGCCCGGAGGCATACTCCGGTGCGGCGTGTCGCCGAGCTACGGCAGGAGCTGGTTGGCGGCCTTCGCCGTCTGCGCCGGGCCGTAATCCGGGTTCGCGGGCTGCAGCCGCTCCTTGACCCGCACCCGCAAGTTGATCGCGGCGCAGCTCACCGTGCTGCCCGCATGGTCCGGGTCCGGGGCGACACTGCTGTGCCGCACCGTGATCGAGGTTTCATCGACCCCGGCCACGTCGGAGAGCTTCTGATGTGCCAGCAAGCACTCCTTGACGACGTTCGCCATCCGGCCACGCACCGCTGCGGTGGACTGGAAGCTGTCACCGCGCACCCACACGAACACGATCATGTTGTAGAGCACGTCGTACTTGATCGCGCCGTCGTCGTCCACACCGCTGCGCTGCAGCTGCGGGTCGCCTTGCGGCACCACCAGCAGAAACGGCCACTCATCCAGCGCCACGCTGTCGTAACCGACCTGCGCCGGCGAAATGAACACGGGCACCATCGCCACCTGGTACGGGATCGCGCCCAGCTCGGTTTCCAACATCGCCAGCCGCGCCTCGTAGTGTGCGGCGATGCTGGCGATCACCAGGGCCACAGCCCCGTCGTTTCCCATCATGGTGTGCTCAAGTCCTCGTTGATATGCGGGCCGTTGAAACCGCCCGACTGCTCCCAGGTGATCTGCGCCATGATCGTGTCTTTGATGATGCGGGTGAAGAAGCCGCGAATACCGACCCGTGGCGCAGGCAGCGGGTCACGGGCCACCATGTTCGGTGTTCCGGTCTTGTGGAATTTCGCGTACTCGATGCTGGTGCCGAACACCATCATGTGCGGTTCAATCTCGCGGATCGCGCCCTCGGCCACTTCCTCGGTCAGCGATTTCATTAGCGCCTGCGTGCGCTGCAGGATCGGCATGCCGGGGAAATGCTGGTCTTTCCACGCTTTGTATGCGGGCTTCAACGGTGCCCATCCACCGGAGCCCCACGCACCCTCGCTGTCAAACTGCTGCTTCTCGTAGCCTTCAAGCCGCTGCTGGATGGCGAAGAACGCCAGGGTCAGGTCGCGGCCGGCGAGGTCGAGTTTCGTGAGCCGTGAGATTGCCTCGGGCACACCGGTTGTGCTGTACCGGATATAGAGCGTCATGCTGCCACCAGTGCGCAACCGAAGCCTTCACGGGGGTTGAACACGCCAGGGTC